CGTGCTGTATTCGGCGGCCTGCGGCGCGACACCCATCAGCGCCAGCGCGTGGGTGCTCAACTGCTATGGCCGCAATGTCGACTTCGACAGCAGCGTGCCCGCCAGCGTCAGTGGCGGTTTGGCCGGAGGCTGGCTGCAAACGCCCGATGGCGCACGCCACATGCTCACCGGAGAAAACGGCAGCGGCGTCGAGCTGCTGTACCCGCTGGCTATTGAACCCGGCACCGAAGTGCAGCTCACCGTGGGTTGCGATCACAGCACCGCTACCTGCGCGGCGCGCTTTGCCAACCTCGACAACTACGGCGGCTTTCCCGCCATCCCGAGCAAGAACCCGTTCTCGACCGGCGTGTTCTGAATCCCTGGAGAAATTGCCATGTGGTACCTCGTCGTCATCGTGGTGGCGGCGCTGGTTTCGGTCGCGCTCGCGCCGAAACCGCCCGAACCCAAACCGGCATCCCTGTCTGACGTCGATGCCCCAACCGCAGAAGAAGGCCGACCCATTCCGGTTGTGTTCGGCACCGTGCTGCTGCGCGGCTCCAACGTCGTCTGGTACGGCGATCTCGAAGCCGATCCGATCAAGAAGAAAGGTGGCAAGAAATGAGCACCGAGACTGTCATCACCATCGATCATGTGCGCGCCGTGGGACTGTGCGTGAACGGCACGCGCACATGGTTCGCCCGTCACGATCTGGATTTCCGCACCTTCCTGCGCGATGGCTGTGATGCCGAAACCTTGCTGGCCACCGGCGATGCGATGGCCCAGCGTGTTGTTGAGCACGCTCGCCAGAACCCCAATCAGCAGGAGCAACACTGATGGGTGGCAGCAGCAAGAAGCAAACCGTCGGCTACCGCTAGCGGATGGGTCTGCATCTGGCCCTGTGCCAAGGCCCGGTCGATGCCGTGCAGGAGATCCAGATGGGCGACCGCACCGCGTGGGGTGATGCCGACCGCGCGCCGCTGTCCTCTGGGCATGGTTTGACCAGCATCAGTATCAACAAGCCCGACCTGTTCGGCGGCGACTCGCGTGAAGGCGGTGTGGTCGGCACCATTGATGTGCTGTCTGGCCATGCCGGTCAGGGCCGCAACGACTATCTGATGAGTCGCCTCGGCAGCGCCATTCCGGCCTTCCGGGGCGTGCTGTCATTGGTGGCCCGCAAGATCTTGTTCGCGGCCAACAACCCTTACATCAAACCGTGGGCGGTGCGTGTTCGTCGCTTCACGGCTGGCTGGCACGATCAGTCGTGGATGGAGTGGAACGCCGAAGTCCGAACCTGGGATGAGGACGAGGGCCGCGAGATCAGCGTGGGCATGAATCCGGCCCACATCCTGGTGCAGTGCCTCACCGATCCGCACTGGGGCATGGGCTATCCGCAGGACACCATCGGCTGGAGTTTCTGGAATGCGGCGTGGGCGCTGTCGAGCGAGGGCTTCGGCCTCAATTTGATCTGGACGCGCCAGCAGCCCATCGAGAGCTTCATCAGTCAGGTGATTGACCACATCGGCGGCATTCTCTACACCGATCCCGAGCGTGGAACCTTCGAGCTCAAGCTGCTGCGCGACGACTACTGGATCGACAGCCTGCCACAGTTGGGGCCGGATGAGATCGTGCGGCTGGAACGCTTCGAGCGCGCCCAGTGGGGGGAGCTTCCCAACGAACTAACGGTTGTCTACACCGACTGGCAGACCGGCGGTGATGCTACCGTCACGGTCGAGAACCTCGCCGCCATCCAGTTGCAGGGTGGCGTGATCAACCAACGCCGCGACTATCCCGGCGTCAACTATGGGCCGCTGGCCGCCCGGCTGGCACTGCGCGATCTGCGAGCCTTGGGTTCGCCGCTGGCGAGAATGAGTCTGACGGTCGCACGCGATACGTTGGAACGCGCGCCGCTGCCGGGTGATGTGTTCCTCCTGAACTGGCCGCGCTTGAGTGTCGATCAGATGGTCGTGCGCGTGACCGGCATCGATACCGGAACCTTGGGCGCAGCCGAATGGCGCATCGAAGCCATGGAAGATGTATTTGGCATGAGCAATACCGTGCTCTCACCCCCGCCGCCGCGCGTCGAGGAACCGACCATTGAGCCGTTGCTGCCTTCGCTGGTGCTGGCCGTCGAGGTTCCTTATTGGGAGCTGGCCCGGCGGCTGTCGCGGGCCGATCTCGCGTACCTGACCGACACCGACACCTATCTCGGTGCGCTGGCGGCCGCAGGCGGTACCGGACAACTGAACTGGCAACTGGCCACCGGTGCTTCGAGCGGCGACCTCGCTGCCGTCGTCGGCGAGGACTACGCGCCACTGCTCACACTCGACGCAGCATTGCCTGCCAGCGAAGTCGATGCGCTCGGCGTTTCAGTGACCGCAGTCAGTCAGCCGGAAAGATTGGCCGTGGACGATTACGCCTATCTGGTGGACGCCAGTGGCGCAATCCGCGAAGCCGTCGCCATCCTGGCTTTCGACACGGCCAATGCAACCGTCGATCTTGCGCGCGGTGTGCTCGACACCACACCGCAATCCCATGCACTGGGCACGCGGCTGATCGGCGTGGGTGAATGGCTGGCCTCGGAGGGCGCTGAGCGCGCACCGGGTGAATCAGTGTTCGTTGGCGCAATTCCGCGTACATCGACCGGCCAAGGCGATCCGGCACTGGCCATCAATGCCCAGCCAATCGTGCTGGCCGATCGGCAGGCGCTGCCGTATGCGCCCGGTCGTATCCGGCTCAATGGCCAGACCGAACCTGCCGTGGTGGCCGATGATCTGACCGTCGCATGGGCACACCGCGACCGCACGCAGCAAACCGCCTACCTCGTGCAGCAAAACGAGGGCGACATCGGGCCGGAACTGGGTGTGACCTACACGGTGCGCATCCGTCATCGCAACGGCGTTCTGGCGCACACCGAATCCGGTCTGATCGGAACCTCTTTTGTCTGGACTACCGCAGTCGCCGCGCCCGAGGCCGGTGCGCTGGGCGACCGTATCACCGTGGAGATCAGCGCCGAGCGTGATGGTCTGAGCAGCTGGCAGCCGCAGGTGCGATTCATGGATCGGACGGGTTACGGCCTGCGCTGGGGCCAGTATTGGGGAGGTGTGTGATGGAAGCGCCCATGGAGCCGCGTATCGATGTTCATCTGCTCACCCTGAACGAACCTGCTGAATGGCGTGAAGCCTGTATCGCCAGCATCGAAGGCGCGCCGATCCAGTTGCACGTTCTACCGGGTATCCCGGGCAGCATTGGCGAAGCACGCGCCGCTGGCTATTCGCAAGGCGCGCTGCCACTGGTGTCCTTCGTCGATCCCGACGATCTGTACGAAGCCAGTGCTTTCACGCAACTGGCCGATGCGCTGGATGCCTGCCCGCAAGCGGTGATGGCCTACACCGACGAGGCACTGACGGACGAGGCTGGCCGCGACATCGCCGTGCGGCGTCTGGCCTACAGCCGCTGGCAACACGCCAACAGCGCCAGCCACGTGCATGGCCTGATCGTGATGCGGCGCTCCGCCGTGGAAGCCGTGCTCAAGGAAACCACCGACCTCAACAACTTTGCCGACTGGCTACTGACCCTGCTCGTGGCCAAGCGTGGCGGCGTGCTGTACCTGCCAATCGTCGGGCGTCATTGGCGGCAGCACCCGCAACAAAGTCATCGCACCGGCGATCCGGAAGCAGTCCGGCGCATTCGCCAAGCATCGAATCTCTGGAGATAGACCATGTCATCAATCGACCCAAACCTTGGACTCAATTACGGCTGGACGCTCGGCGAAAGTGGCTGGGATACCGGCATGGATACCAACCTCAAGCGCTTGGGCGCGGTGGTCGGGCTGTCCGTGAAAGATCGCGACCTGACCGCGCCACCGGCCAGTCCCGCCAACGGCGACCGCTACCTCATTCCTGCCGCCGCCACCGGCGTGTGGGCAGGCAAGACCAACCAGATCGCCGCTCGCATCGCCGATGCCTGGGAATACCACACGCCCAAGATCGGCTGGCTTTGCTACATCGAGGACGAGGCCAAGCTCTCGGCCTTCAAATCCACCGGCTGGAGCGCAGGCCTCGCCATCTGATTTCCCTTCCTTCGCACCCACCAGAAACCCGCCCCCGAGGCGGGTTTCGCATTTCTGGAGAACACCAATGACCGAACCCGAACAACAACCTGCGCACGTAGAGAACATGCTGCTCTTGCGCCGCGAGGATTTCGACGAACTGCTCGACCGCGCCGCTGAGCGTGGAGCCGAACGCGTTCTGGCCCACCTCGGGCTGGAAAACGGCCACGCCGCCCGCGACATCCGCGAACTGCGCGACCTGCTGGAAGCCTGGCGTGACGCCCGGCGCACCGCGTGGCAGACCACCGTCAAGGTCATCACCACCGGCATCCTGGCCGCACTGCTGGTTGGTGCCGCCATCAAGCTCAAACTGATGGGAGGCCCGCAATGATCGAGACACTACTTGGTGGCCTCCTTGGCGGGGCCTTCCGTCTCGCCCCTGAAATCCTCAAATGGCTCGACCGCAAGGGTGAGCGCGGCCACGAGCTGGCGATGCAGGACAAGGCGCTAGAGTTCGAGAAGATTCGCGGCGCACAGCGAATGTCGGAAATCGGCGCGGGTGCCGACGCCGCGTGGAATGTCGGAGCCATCGAAACCCTGCGCGAAGCCGTCCGCACTCAGGGTGAGAAAACCGGCGTGCGCTGGGCTGATGCACTGAGTTCCAGCGTTCGCCCGGTCATCACCTACTGGTTCATGGCACTGTACTGCGCCGCCAAGACGGCAACAGTCGCAGCCGCCGTGACAGGTGGCGCAGGCTGGGGCGTTGCCGTCCTGTATGCCTGGACGGAGGCAGACCAAGCCCTATGGGCCGGGGTGCTGAACTTCTGGTTCCTCGGGCGCGTGTTCGACCGGGTGCGACCGTGATCGAAGTGCCGCAAACAGCCATAGAGCTGGCCAAGCGCTTCGAGGGGTTCGAACGCAAGGTCAGACGTGGCGTCGAGATCACCGCCGTTCCCTACATCTGCCCCGCAGGCTTCTGGACGATTGGCTACGGCCATCTCTGCGATCCGAAGCACCCGCCGATCACCGAGGCCGAAGCCGAGGTCTATCTGGCGCGCGACCTGCAATCAGCGCTCGCCGCCACGCTGCGCTACTGCCCGGTGTTGGCCACCGAACCCGAGAGCAGGCTCGCGGCCATCGTGGATTTCACGTTCAACCTTGGCGCTGGGCGGCTGCAGACCTCGACGCTGCGACGGCGCATCAACCAGCGGGACTGGGCTGCCGCCGCGACGGAGTTGCGGCGCTGGGTTTACGGAGGAGGCCGAGTCTTGCCAGGGCTGCTTGCTCGCAGAGCGACCGAGGCTGCTTGGCTGCTTCTCAACGTTTAATCCAAAAAGTGTGTGAAAAACATCATTCGCCCGAGTGTGGAAAAACCAGGGAAAAGCACGTGATGCCTTGCGCAGATTTCACACTGGCGTGGCCACCATGAGCCTCGACAATCGCCTTGGTGATGGCCAAGCCCAACCCAGCGCCATCGGAGGTGGGATGCGTGCGCGCCGGGTCGGCGCGGTAGAAGCGATCAAACAGTCGCGGCAGCACCTGGGGATCAAGGTCTTCACCAGTGTTCTCTACCGAAACTTCGGTGCCGTTTGGCAGGGCGACCACAATGATCCGGACATTGCCACCTGCCGGGGTATGGCGCAGCGCATTGGATAGAAGGTTGCTCAACGCACGGCGAAACATCAGGCGATCACCCTCGATGCTGCCGTTGCCTTGCACCGTGAGGCTGATTCCTTTGTCGTCCGCCACAGCCTCGTAGAAATCGAGCAAGGCTTGGGCTTCATCGGCCGCCATGAAGCGTTCTTTGTGTGGAAGATCCAGGCCACGTTCGGTTTTGGCCAGCAGCAGCATGTCGGCCACCATGCGGGCCAGACGCTGCAACTCCTCGGCATTGGAAGCCAGGATGTCACGGTAGGCCGTGTTATCGCGCTGCGCTGCCAGAGTGACCTGGGTCTGGGTCAGCATGTTGCTGATCGGGGTGCGCAACTCATGGGCTAAGTCCGAAGCGAACTCTGACAAGCGCCGAAAGTCGTCTTGAAGTCGCTCCAGCATCTGGTTCAAGGTGTGCGCCAGATCGGCCAATTCAACGGGAACGGCCTGAACTGGCATACACGCCTGCAATCGTTGCGCCGTCACGGCTGCTGCGTGTGCCTTGATGGCTCGAAGTGGAGCTAGGCCGTAGTGGATGGCCGCCCATCCAAGCAGGCCGCTGACCAGAATGGCGACCAGTGCATACGTCGCAAATGTGCGCAGCAGATCATCCAGAAAATGCCTATGGTGGGTCGTATCCATGGCCAGGGTGATCACCAGTGGGGCCTCAGGCGCGTATTGCGCCTGGGTACGGAATTGCTCGGTGCGGTATTGCCGCTGCCCGTGCTGCCCCCCCGTTAAGGCATGCGCAAGCGTTTCGTGCTCGGGTAGCAGCCAGCGATCTGTTGCCGGAAACCCCTCGGTCTGAAACAGGACGGTCCCTGCCTGGGTGGTCATTCGCACGAATAGTCCGTGATGATGGTTGAGCGCTTCGGAGAGCCGCCAACGCGCATCGTCGGCAGAATTGGCGCTAGCCAGGATGTCGTCGATGAGGTGTTGCTTGTCTTGCAGTACGCTGCGATCCAACTCGATGAAATGACGGTCCGCCGCTGTCATGAACAGTCCGCCGAGGCTCAGCACAACACTGGCCGCTACCAGGGTGAAGAATAGGCTCAGACGGCGGGTCAGCGAGAGGCGGCGCAACATTCAAGGCTCCTGTGGTACTTCCAGTACGTAGCCCATGCCCCGCACTGTCTGGATTAATTTGACGGACTGCCCGTCGTCAACCTTCAGCCGCAGCCGACGCATGGCCACTTCGATGACATTGGTGTCCGAATCGAAATTCATATCCCACACCTGCGAGGCAATCAATGAGCGCGGCAGGACTTCACCCTGACGGCGCATCAGCAATTCCAGAAGACCAAACTCCTTGGCCGTCAGGTCGATGCGTTTTCCGCTCCGCATGACGCGGCGGCGCAGCAGATCTAGCTCCAGATCGGCCACACGCAGGACATTGCTGTCCAGTCCACCTCCTCGTCCGCGCCGAAGGATGGTGCGCACGCGGGCCAACAACTCGGCGAAGGAAAATGGCTTGACCAGGTAATCATCTGCTCCCAGCTCCAGCCCTTTGACGCGATCTTCTACCTGATCGCGGGCGGTCAGAAACAGCACCGGCATTTCCAGCCCGCGCCGCCGCAGTGATGCCAGCACCTGCCAGCCATCCAGTTCCGGCAGCATCACGTCCAGGATCACCAGGTCGTATTCGCCATGCAAGGCCAGGTGCAGCCCATCACCGCCATTGGCCGCCAAATCCGCGACAAAACCGGCTTCATTCAACCCTTGGCGCAGGTATTCGCCGGTTTTCGGTTCGTCTTCAACAATCAATATTTTCACGGGCCTGCTCCATCTATTTCTACCCGTTAGTCTGACAGCAATTTGTCTTTATGGCAGCAAGATGACAGAAATGTCATCTTGGAATCACCTTCCTGACAGGGGTGGTGGCCCAAACTCTTTCCATGTTTCAACAAATTGATAGGAGTTTGCGGTGATGCCAAGCCCTTCGTCCCTGTCCAGAAGTCTGTTGCCGTGGCTCTGCGTGCTGGCTACCGGTGCCGCACTGGCCGCACCAGTGGAAAAAATTCAGGTCAATCCACCACCGACCAAGTTGCAGTACACCTCTGCATTGAGCAGTTATCA